CATATCTTCAACTAAATTATAAAAAGATTGTGGTTTTGTGGAATGTGGTTTTAAGCTTGGATTATGTACCCAATTTAATTTTCCTATGTTTTTGAATTTTTGCATTGGTTTACCAGCAAAACCCAGTAAACAAAATTCTGTACCAAATACATAGCCCATGCAAGGTGCTATACCTGATGGTTTTGTCCAAACCATAGTTAAGTGATAATTTACACCCCACGACTTTAATACATCAAATGTATATGGAAGCATTTTATTAGTTGTCCATGTGTAAACATGACAACCAGTATTACAAATATCTTGTATAGGCATATCTTTAATTTCTTGCAAAGTCATAGTTGGATAATCTAATTTTTCTTTTCTATTTTCTACTCTTTTAACTTTACCCGTCAATGATATTTCCCAAGGTGGGTCAAGAACTATGGTGTTGTACTTCTTATTAGGAAATGGAATTGTCTCGCTGTTAATTGGCATTTACTATGATCTCCTTTTTGCCAGTATCGTGATAAGTAATAGTTAAAGTGTTACCTTGTTTTACCTCAGTGTAACCAGCACCATTATTCACATGAATATACCATTCATCCCTTTCTTTGTTTAGCTTTAATCTTTGCAGCTCTACTATGTCTTTATACTGAGTCATAGCCTTTCTCTGCTTCATAAGTAACCATGCCAAGTTTAATTAGCATCTGACTAGCTTGTTCTATTGTTAAGTTATTTTCTATTGCAAAGATTTTTATGTCTTTGTGTAGCTCTTCAGGAATCCAAAGCGCCTTTTTATTTTTATCATCCATTGTTTTGACTCTCCATATTTATATTAAAATTTATTTGATAATAAAGCAAAGACTTTATTACATCTTTAGTTAAAAACCTTATACTATCTATAAGGGCATTTGATAAACTCTCCATACTCTTAAATACTCTCATTATCTATTTGCCCTTACCTACAACACCAAATCAATAACATTAGCACTATTATAAATACTCAAAGGCTTACCCTTTTTATATTCTTTAAAGTCCTCTAGATAGGTTTCCATTATTGACCAACCAAAGTCCATCTGTTCCTTTGTCATTCTAAATACTTTAGATGCATAAGGATAAGTCTTCTCTTGAGCTACAAACACAAATGAATCTACTTTATATCCAGCAGCTTCCATACCACGTCTATAGTATGCAGCTTGTAAGTCATATCTAAACTTTTTGACTGACTTAGCAAAGGTGTAAGGTTCAACTGATTGAGTAGTCTTGTAGTCAACTATAACTATCTCATCTTTTGAATCAGGATTATCTAAAGGCGGACATATCAAATCAGGTCTACACTTACACAACACATCATCCTCATACCAGTAAAAGCTAGATTCAGGAACTTTACCTTTAGCATCAAGATAAGCATTACCTTCATAGATCATGTTATCCTTCATGCCTTGTATAAGCTCTACATCAGCTTCTTTAAGCACAATAAGACCTCTCTTCTCATACTCTTCTTTGAGTTCTTTGTTAGCCTTTGTGTAAGGACTACCAGTAATAACAACCACTTCTTTATCAAATGCTTCCTGACCTTCTACAAGCAATGAATGAGCAGCAGTTCCAAACCTCATAGCTGGTGTTGTTTCTTGTTGATGCTTTATTGCATGTAATTGTGATTCACCAAACCTTCTTATAAAACTACTGCTAACACCAACACCTGCATGATAGTCCTTGTTAGGTATATCTTTAAACACCCACGCTTTGCCACGTTGCTCAGACTGGTATTCTTTTAGCTCTTCTATCACTTAACCACCCCCATCAAATATGCTATCTCAGTCAAAGACTCTCTGACCTTATGCTCATCATTACCAACTTGCACTTTAGTCTCACCAGTTATGAAGTCTTTGTAATAACCTCTAACTTCTCTTTTAGGTAAGCGGATTTCTCCGCCACCTAATATATTAAATACTACTTCCATTACAAAACCCCCTGAGCTTTCAGTTCTTGCTCTGCAAGTTCTTCGTATGACTTAGCACCCATCTTCATATTCCAATCCATAGTAGACATACCTTGAGACATTTCTACATAATCTTTGGACTTACACCAAATCTTTTCTTTAGCAAATTGCTCTTTAAGATTATTAGGTATTTCTAAAGCAATATCATAATCATCAACATCCAACATACTGTAACAATTATCACATTCAATAGTTGCACAATCATCAACAAAGTCTCCTGCTTTGATTTGTTCCATCTGTAGCATTGCACTATATGAATAAGAACCACCACATGAGCAATCTTCTATGTGCTTGTTAAAAAATACTTCAGCACTATCTATGGAGTTATGACCCCAAGAATTAATAGTGCCTGTTACTTTGATTTTATTTTTCATTATTTCCCCCTCTTTTTAGTTAGTTTTACTTCGTGACCTTGTTTGATTAACCTAGCTCTTTTACTAGCCATGTAGAATAAGTTGCTAGTCTTAATAGCAACTACCCAGCCTAAGCTAGGTAGTTTTACTTCTAAAGTGTATCTAGTCATTATTTAACCCCCATTTCAAATAATTCATAATTAATATTATCAAGGCTTTCTTCTGCTTTGGTCATGTCAGAATAAGTAGAAGAGTATTTAGCCCTTGCGGTTTGTGGTAATTCTTTTTCAAATTTAGCCCTAGCTTGTTCTAAAAGAATAGTTATCTCATTAAGAGTTTGTAATGTTTGGTTTTTTTCTTGGTTTGTCATGTTATTTAACCCCCTTTTTTTGTTGTCTTTGGATCTTCTTTATTTGCTTGTCGTATGACTTATAGTTATTAAGGTATTCCTCTCTTCTAGCTAGGTTCTCTGATGGTGTTTCACCAGCAAAAGGTCTCATATTGTTATATGCCTTTAACCATTGTGTTCTTTCTTTTTTTAAGTTTTCTAGTGTGTTCATGTTTGACTCCTTTTTGTTTAACATAACGTATTATATACATTTATATATTTAAATGTAAACATTTATTTTAATTTATTTTAAAGGGTTCAATACTGGCACTTGGCTAAGTGTATCTAAGGTTTCTTGTAAGGAATCTATTTCTAGGGTTGGGGTGATTATCTTTTTATCAAAGGTAAAGTAGGTTTGCGAAGTAGTATTTGGTTTGAAGAGAATTCGCTTATGTTCTTCGCTAAAGAAAACGAAAGCAAGAATATCACAATGATAATTCTTATAAGTCTCTGACATTGATCGTGATGTTTCAGATGCAAAAGTGTATTTGCCTTCTTTGGATTCTCTTCTGCTTTTGACTTGGACTGTATATTTTGCATTGGCAAATTCTACCATTAAATCTGCGGGATGTTTTTCTTGAGTTGAATAGCAAAAGTCAGCGTATTCTAATAAGAATGTTTGTACTAAGGATTCTCCTAAAGCACCAAGTCTAGAATTACTTTGATGATCTTCCGAGCTTTTCTTTGCCATCTTTAGTACAAAGTGCTAGTTGTCTTGAATTGTAAGAGCTTCTATTTGGTAGCTGCACATGATAACGAGAATCTAACAGTTCTTCTGATGCTTCTAACCACATTCCCATTTCCATTAAAGCTCTTGTCCTTCTAAAGTTCATGAAACCATTTATGCCAAGATTAAAAACTAGATCTATACAAACCATTTGTGCCTTTTCAGGAAAGCTACGCCAAACTGCCCAATGTTTATCTAAATTTTTTATAACTCTATCTATGTCGTTTTCTAATAGATACATAGCTTCATCTTCACTAATGCCATTGTCTGATAAGTTTCTTCCCACACCCACGCTGATTTTTCCTGCCTTGCAGGTATAAATGGTACACATATTTCCTTCATGCCTGACTAACATTTCTTTTACTTTATCGTACATATTATTTGTTATGGACTCCTCTAAACTTCTCTGCTGTTCTAAGTGATGACATTCCAAGTAAGGATAAAAGAATTGTAGTAAGTTGTGCAAAATCAAACTCAAGTTTCTCAAGTTGTAAATCAGTACCGCTAACTACAGCTATCCAAGTTGCAATAGGCAATATAATGTAATGTGTGCAAAGAGCAAACCCACAAACATATCCAATGCAGGGTCTCCATGACGATACAAACCAGTTCCCGTTTTTCGCTTCTTCAGCATTAAGAGCAATTTGTGCTTTATCAAGCGATATAAGTTCTTTTTGTAAGTCATGTGATAGTTGTTCTTTTAAGTCTTTATCCTGAACAAATTTGTCCAAGACATTATTTGCCACTTCAGCTATTTTGGTTATGCTCAAAACGTGCTTTTTACTATTAGGGTTATTAAAGAAGCTACAATAGTTGTAAGACCACCAAGAAGCCAAATTTTTGTGCTATCTACTGACTTTTGTAATGCATCAGTTTTTCTATAGATGGTTTTCCAGCGTTCTTGACATATCGCATCATGCTTTTCTAAATCAGATGCCACTGATGCAATAGTCTTTTTTGTAGCCATTAGTTTTCCTCTGTTACTTCCTCTTCTTTAGGTAGAGTTTTATCAAAGGCTTCAATCAATATGTTCTTATGATTATTAATCATATTATATAGATTGTAACTTCTTTGTAGCTCAGCTAGTTCTCTTCCAGCTACGTTTAATTCAACAGCTAAACGAGTTTGTTCCTCGTTTAAATCTTCTGCTGTATATTCTCTACCATTAAAATTAATTATTACGTTTTTCTCTTCACTCATATTACTCTCCAAGTATTTTATTTTTAATAAGCTTTATCCATTCAGGCTTCTTTCTTTTTATTATAAATAAAGCTATACCTATTACAATAATTAATCCTATTAAAGTATCCATATATTATTCACCTATTGTTTTTGTTTCAGTAGTTGGGTTAATCTCTTCAGATATTTTAGAGTCTAAAGCAGATTTTAAGTTTGCTACTTCCTCTTCACCCATAATGCCTTCTACCCAACCAGTAACCACTTCATTAGTTAAGTCTGCGAAAGGTATAAAGTCAGAACCAATATCCTCTAGTGATAATGATTGTGTGCCATAAACACTAGCTGTATATGGTACTTCTTGACCATCTACCTCGTGCTTTTCACTGCTCTCAGCATTGATACGCCAATGAACGTTATATACTGTGTCGCTGTGTCCTTCGTAATCGGGATAAACATCCACTGTTTTGCAATCCCAAGTGTATGTATTTGCCATGTTATATTTCTCCTATATTGCTGCAATTATAAATGCTAAGAGTTCATTATACCTGACTCCTAACCTAGTTTTCTCTTCGCCTGTTGTTTCGTCTGTCCAA